ACTCAATAAAGAGTTGTGTGTTATATCCATGCGCAGCATCGCGTTCCTTCCAGCCCCACTCGACTCAGACTTCTTCTCTGAGCTTCAGGGGACACTAATTGACAGACAGATTGGTTACTGTACTTCAAAAGTGGTTTTACAACGTGGCAAGGGGCGGCATTGTTTGCGTTAGGGATACCAATATACTAAAGTTAAAACTTATATTGTGGGAGTGTATATCGTTAAACGAATTGGTTTATTTATAGATGCCAAGTGCAACATCTGTTAACTGGTTTATTTTTACGGACGCCAGTTGTAGCGTCAACTATTTTGATGTGAAGACGAAATCTCCAGGATATGTCGGTATGACCCCAGTAAAATCATCACCCATACCTTGAAACTGACCCAAATAGATCAACTGTTGGCTCTGCGTCGCAGTGGGCGCCGCATTTTGGCCAGCAGGAAACCGGACCACGAGGAGGTCGAACAGAACGCTCGTCCATTCCTCATTGGCCTGAGTCGGTAGGTATCGGAGAGTTTGATAATATGGGGACTGAACACGAATGCCTCCCTCAACTGAGAGGTCGGCAAGCGCTGCACCTTCAATACCTGGGGTGAAAGATCCGTCCAGCGTGTACCCAATTGATGATGGAACCTGGGACGCTGTTAGCATGCCCTGCGGCCGAGTTTGACTGACCACAGCGGCAACGCCAGATAGCGTCACAGTTTGAACTGGGGCAGCGTAGGTCTTAAGAGACCCACGCCAACCGCGAAACGACTGCATAAACCTACCAAACTCTCCTTGCGGAAAGAGTGGCCAGGCCCAATACTGTCCATTCCCGTTGAATGCCCCTGCATCACCATAAGGTGGGCTCAAATTTGCCATTCGATGAAAGAGGGTTCTAAAATCCTCGATTTCTTCGGGCATATAAACGCCGATCGTCTCCTTCGCACCCTCCGTTGGAGCGAGGGGTGGATAAGTCATCCCACCAGGTGAATTTACATCACCAACCGCTGCCATATGCGCCTTGGCTCGAACATTGCTGCGCGCGTCAACGAGGACTTGGTCCCCGACGACTAACGCAACTGTGCTCTCGCTAGGCCCTGGCCGGCGGCTTAGGACCTCAAAGTCCTCGCTGTCGAGGCGAGAACTAGCTGCAGGTTTAGTGGCCTGCACGCGCCGAGATCCAGTAAACGCGGCAGGTTGGGAATAGTGCTGGGGTATCCGTGTTGGTCGATTAAACCTTAAACTGGCACCCATGGAGTACAGAACCCATTCAACTGACCCAGAGTCAGACGTATTGTTGGACGTCACCTCTCCGAGCACGCTAAGGCATAAGAAGCCATTTCCAATCGTTTGCACACGACTGTTGTGCGTATAATTGATGGACGAAGGTACATAACATGGGAACCACTCTTGGGCTGAGACCACCGGGACAGACCAGCACATCTTCGTTTCTCCTTGAATCTGGGTCCAAGCGAGGATAATGTCGCCAGGAACTATGTTTGTTGGGATCGCTGCACCAGCTGGATGCCATGAAATGGCGAGTCTCGCACTAACAAAGCGCGAGCAGCTGGCGTACAATTCATAGGCCATCAAACCAGTCCAGAACGTGAAAAACGAACTTGCAACGTTGGTCCGGTTGGCGTAAGTGTTCGTGGAACTCTTATAGGCACCAAACTCTGGACCAACGCCCCAAACTGCAACCACAGTACCATCAGTGACTGTCGTGGCGATGCTACCGTAGTCCGCCAGGCAAGGGTGCCTGCAGAAATTTTTAATGTTCATCATGTCGACTGTAGAACCAGCCGATTCTGGTGCACACGCAACTTTGGCTTCTGGATCCAAAGCCAACACCTCAACGGGGGCGAGACCTTTGCCATTGGTGGTGTATGGATAGCTTGAAAGAAGCGCGGGGACCGGAGCAACTTTGGTAGGGGGCATGTTGAACCCAAAAGCCGAAGCTAATGAGCCAACAAGGCTGGAGATACCAGCAATCGGGGCGGCAATTGCGCCTAGGCCAGGAACGACCGAAAGCGCGGAACTTATGCCAGTCACCGTTTCCGCAATACCAGAAATCAACCCTTTCTCCGACTTCTGTGTAGCTTCTTTGCTGGAAGGGGCATGTGCCTCAAGTCTCGGGAGCGTCTTGACTGGTTTATTGAGGAACTTGGAACTCTTCTTAGGGGGAGCTCCCGAAGAGAGGGAGAACGTGTACGTGTCCAGGGTTGGACCGAAAACGCGTGGTTTGATGAAACGAGCGAACACCTGTATCGGAACAGAGTGACTGGCGTCAGCTGTTGTCACCTGAAGGTCGGTGATGGCCTGGATGGCCATTGAACCAACATCATACTGCGGGTTGTTCACCAGCGCCATGGCTTGTGATGGGTTATTATACAGAATCCGAACGATGAGCGTCGGACAAAGATTCAAACCCATAATAGCATGCGTGGCAAAACTGCCGGCAATCTGATCTGTAAAGATCACACTGCTTGACGGCGTGCTTGACTGAGTAACAACTTGTAGCAAACCAGAATGCATTCCGGTAGACTGGGTTTGTATACGAATCTCAACGCCCTCACAAGTGAAAAGTGCAAAATTTGAAAGATTGCTTGCTTCTTTTACGATAGCAAACAAAGATTCTGGGAATTGCAAAGTGCCAATGGTAGCACGACCCAGGGTGTCGGTCCACGTGTAGGTGACAATCAAGTACTCACGCGCGATAATACCGTTAATGCCGGTGTCCTTGTATGCGTCCGCTGCTTCCAAAGCAATGGGTGGCGCATCATCTGAAGGACCTTCAAGCACTACGTCTTCGTGCGCTGTTCTCATGTTGTCACTGTCTGACTCTTTTGGGGAATCATCCATGTGGGCCGTTAATTGGACGTCTTTCTCGTCCATGCCAGATGGCCGCAAATGGAATTGCGAACCGAATCCCAGTTGGGAAACAGTATCAAATTCAACATAGCGCCCACCGATCCACGAGGCGTAAAAGTTTGACCAAGAAACGAGACAAGGCTCGAATCCGGCGTCAACCATCGCTTCGTTTAAGGCTGTCATCTCCTTCTTGTACCGTTCGGGACCATAATGGAACCAATCGGACGCCGCGGAGAGGACAATTTGCGGCAGGATAATGGATTGGTCTTGACCTTGTCTGACCCACTGAACACACTCCGTGAGCGATTCAGTGGCCAGAGGTGCAAAGTAAAAACCATCGCCATCTGAAACGAACCTCCTCTTCAAGAAGGTTAATTCCTCGAACGGGATGTACTCCCGTTCATCACCAGTTTTAGATGCTGTGGTGATGACGAAGCCTAGGTCCTTCCCGGCTTCTGCGATCGAACGACAATTATAGAACGTGCATTTAGGGTTAACGCCTTGAGCGTTATCGTCCCCAAACACAACAGGTCCAACATTATCAAAGAACGATTGAACTGACCAGCTCTTACCGAATTTCTTCTCTGTAATAAGTAACCATGAGGCTACACAGAAAATAATACAAACGATGGAGTTGATCAAAGCAGTTAAGGGTTCACCAGTGACGTGTGATCCGACCGCATGCAGCAATGTGTCGCCACAAACAAGATAGTGCTCAACGAGAGCCCACAAAATATTGTAGCGAGTCTGATAGTGACCGTCATTCTTTGAAGCAAAGAGGGCAAATTCACGAATGGCTTCTTTAAGCCAAGCTTCGTGCATTGAACCATCCATGTTCCAAAAGTCACCATCGACGAAGTTGGTTCCCACCCACCGATCCATGCGGTCGACAATTGTCTTCCACTCGGCTCGGCTGTGGGGATTGATACCAACTGCGTGAAACTTGTCTGAATGTCCTTCCATAAAACTTTGAACTGCTTTTAGGAAGTACTTTCGGACGAGAAGGAGGTAATCAAGGCCTGCCGTGTCTGTTGGACGGGCACGCCCTTCCTCCACCTTCGCGTCAGGCAAGAGTTCGTCTTTGAGAGAGACGATGAACTTTTGGTCGGTGAGCGGCTTAACCTTAGCTTGGGATTCAAGGGTGTCCACATCATGAGCAATGGAAGCGACGGGATGATACCCATCATCTTTCAAAACAAAGAATTTCTTCTTCCCGTCAGGCTTTTGCAGGACGTAAGGAACGTCTTGTGGGCCATAACCGGACGAAGTTGTCATGACAATGGACTTCATGTATTCTTTGCCAGGAACGCCATTGATTGCTTCAAATAGCGTGAGGGGCTCACCTTCCGGGGGTTTCCCAAACTTGAGGTGGATCTGATCCGCCGCTTGTCTGAGAAGATCAAGCCGGTTTACGGGCAACTTTGAGGTCGCTCGCTTCACCGCCTTTTGATATGGCCAAATCTCTTCGCCTTGAGGGCTAATAAACTTGCGCATATGTGGAGGTCCCTTCACACTTGGGTGAAGTTTAGGATGATTGTGCAAAACTGAGGGAACGATTTTCGTTCCGCGAGCAAGCTGCACATACTTGCCAGGAGCTAGCTCTTCCATTGAATCAACGGAAATGCCAGCTTCAGTAATTGCCATCTGCGCAGTGAGGGCTCCCGTTACATCAAGTACCGGTTCCTCATCAATCGTAGACAGCTGTTGTTGGTCGAAAAGTGGGGCAAGAAACTCTTGTGAGAGAATACTGCCAATAACGATACACATGCCTTTATGGCCAGCGACATGGAGCGCGCAAAGTTTGCGCGGGACGCTGGTGTTTTGAAGCATGTAGACCGCCCCACAGTCACCTGGGGTGGTGGCTGCGTTGGCTCGGATAAACCGTGCCAAGCTCACTTCTCTGGGTAAATTGTTGTGATCGTAAAAGTCATAGGTAACTGACTTTTGTAGTTGGACTTCAACTTTATGCAAACGTTGCGTGTACTGATTTCTCAGCTTCGGAAACGATTCGCACACGATCAAATTGCTGAAGTCCGCATTGAGGTCCTTGTCTTGAACGAAATGCTTGTGAATATTCTTAAAGGCCGGTAAAGTCTTTGGGAGGTAAACCCCCATGACGTCCGACCCCAAAAACACAAGCTTCAAGTCCGACAAATGGAATTGCTGGGTGGCAAAGCCGTCCCTGTGCATCGTAATGAGGATGCTTTCGGGTGGCTCTTCCAACCCCTCAATGTAGCGGAAAATGTGGCAAGGCATCACGGCGATATTATCACGTATGCCAACCCCTTTCATGTAGTTAAATACAGTCCCATACCTGGAAAAATCCATTTGGAACTGATTCGATCTAACTTTGGACACGAGGAGGTCGGCAACTTGAGGGTCGCTTAGTGAATGTGCCACCATTCCCGGTTTGCTAGACTTTTCATCCAGCTTGGGGGCGTTTTGGGCTGTTGGTCGAGCGGCTTGCGTCGTTCTTATCACAGTCCTAACACCCTTTGGAACCTCATGAGAAGCGGAATGAACCACTTGAGCCGTAAGGTTTGGACTTGGCTCTGAGGCGGAGGGGAGGGGAGTTGACGCTTGGGGAGTTCTGACAAAACTGTTAAACATGGTGGTCGCTAACGCGACAAAGGCAATGGACGTCACAGCGAGTAGCATGTATTTCAATGCTGGGTTCTCGTTGAGATAGTCTTTGACTTCAGAAAACAGTATGCCTAACTCCTCAAGTTGGGCGGCCATTGCATAAGAAGCAAGGAGTGCGGTCGATCGACAGTAATCATAAAGGGAGGACAACGCTGTAGCAGCGTTGACTACACCTTCTAAACACAGAGCGAGCGTCGCATCCACATAGTTTCCAATGAATGGCACGTCATTTGGGGGTAGGATTTTGGAATACCAACACACACGAACAAACTGATAATGATAATTAGTCTGCTCATATGTGTGTATATTTTGAGACTCAACATGGCCAGTGGTTCTTTGAACACCACCAGGCTTATCCACACCCCCAATATGCCAACTTGTATCGGAAGGGAACGTTTTTGAGACGCCACTTCCTGGAGCTGTACTGAATTTATGGGCGGTACCAGTACGAATACCGACTTCAACTTCTGGTATGATAGTTTCAAGAACTTCATCCTCAGTAGCTGAGTTGGACCACCAGGTCTTTGCTAACTTAGCAAAGGAGGTGTTCCACACGGTTTGTTGGGGGGGGGGGTCATCACTTGGATTAGGAACGTGGACGACACGACGTTCATGAAATGGTCTGGGCATGTGGGCAGCAATGGGTTCAAGAACCTCTTGCTGATGTTTCCACAAATCTTCAGTGGCTCGGGCAGAAAACTGCTCTAGCTCATCAATTTGCCCGGACATTTCAGTTTGACGTTCAAGGAATAACTTCCACATTCGTGAGACCAGCTCATCGACTGTGACAATTTCACCTTGACCATCTGGGTGGCCAACCGGCACACGCGGGTTTGGTCGCCAAGGACGCATCTCCAATCTGTACTGTGACAAATCGTTAATGTTTGTTCCCTTGACATGACCAGTCGCGTTGTCCCAGTTGGGGTTGCTGACATGCACTACAAAGTCTCGACGACGATGCACTGCATTTTTGTCAGCAAGCTGCGCGTAATGCGTAAGATCTTCCGTGTTGGATGAGATCGCAACAAACATGGCTATCATGAAGACAACCCCTTTTTGGTCAAGGGCTGCCATATCAAGAGGATAGCGCACGCTGTTGACAATCTTCACGAAAGTCTCACACAAATTGGTACGCGCTTCCTGGGTAGCATTTTGATTAGCGTCATCCAGAAGGATTGAGGGCTGGCCATAATAGCCATCCCAAAACCCATCCGAATTCGGCCTCTGATACAATGCTTCCAGGAGTGGGATCGTGGGGGAAATAAACCCATTGGCCTTCATCAGACCTATGAGTTTTGCGAGGACAATCCGCAACAGTGTAGTCTTACCATGGCCTGGAGGGCCAAAAGCTTGAATAGTCACTGGAACGGGTCGTTCACGTAAATACGCCTCGAAATTGTTCATGCGCTGCATGAACAAGTGCAAGGTTTGGTATGCTGCCGCAAATGGTGCGGCTATGGTGGTAGGAGCTCGTGCTCGAAAAAGCATTTCGCTCAACTTGCCACCACCCAAATACAAATCTCGGAGTTTACGGTTCCAGACCGTGTCATATCCGATTTTTGATGTTTGGACGTTTTCCATCATGCTGTGGTACTCTTTCAACCACGTGTCAAGAAGGTCAACGATTGGTTTGAATTCGTCAGGATGGGGTTTTTGAAGAACGGTTGCGTAAATGGCTTGGAAAGCCATCGACGCTATCTTCATGACCCCTTGGACACAACTTAACATTGTGTTCATCGAGCCAAGGTAGGTTTGCACCTTCTCTTTTCGATGATGGTCCAACCTGACGTTTTCAGGGGGCTTGAGGCTAAAAGTGTGGCAAAGAAGCATGATACAAGTGTACCATACACTCTCTTCCAACTCATCACCTCCATGAGCTCGGACGTTTGGCGCGGTTAGGTAAGATACCAAATCGCCGAGTGAAGACATGAGTCGTTGAAAGTTCAATGCCGCAGAGACAACTCCTAGACCAGCTAGGAGTTGCGCGCCTGCAAACATTTTCGCTTCAAAATTGGGGGCACGCACAATCGATACAATTCCTGTCAAGAGAACAAGAACTCTATCAATCATGTGGGGGGCTGCATCAGCGAACGTGGTTTGGACCACATCCAACAGATGTTTGATGTCATTCGTTGAGGACGAAATGGCATCAGTGAAAGTGTCGACGGAGCGGGTTATAGAATCCGCAAGTACGTCAACTGAACGCTCGACTCGATCGCCGAACGTGTTTAGTGAATTGGTGGCATTTGTTGCCATCATTTCAGCACGATCAGAGAAATCCATTTGCATGGGCACTCTGAACATATGTGCTGATGGCCGGTCCTTCGATGCGAAGGCATGGGCCATATTCACCATTTCTGGGGTGGAAATTTCAGGATGTGACAAAGACAGTGCGAGTCCGTAAAGAGCGGATTCGATATCTTTGAAGACTATCCCTACTGGAGGGGGTTGTGGATTGGGGTCCACAACTGAATCTGGTGACGTGGAGAGGGTTGAACCCTCAGCAACACGAACCACCATGCCGGGCGGGGCCATATGCGCAGTGAGGCGCATAAGCTCCCGCCAGGGGGCATGGGTGTAACTTGGGTCAGTGAGTTCAGCTAACAAAAGCCGAACTCGATTGGCGCGATCAGTGTACCACATAAGTGGTGCTCTGGGCACGTCTGGGGAAAATAACCCATAATGGTTGGGCATGGCAAGGGCGGCTGGAATGCCGTCCATGTCACG